GAATCAGAAAGTTTCATAGGGTTGCGTATTTTCATTACAAAGGCCAGCGAAGTGATAGAGAAGAATGCAATAGTGAATTGCTTTCAAGATATCTTGCTTAGACTTCCCACCTTTCTTACCGAAGCGAGAAAGATACTTGATAGCATTAGATCGACAGAAAGGTTCTGCGTCACCAATACCTTCAATCAGATCAAGAGTCTGAGTTTTGGATTCGGGAGAGGCATAGTGTGCATTGTAAGTGCCGCCAAGATAATCACGAATCTCTTTGAGAATCACATCCTCATGATACTTCCAAAATCCATTGTCATTGTTGGGAGCATCGGGTAGATCAGGAATTTCAAAAGAAATAGTATCTTGTCCTGCACCATACAGTTCAAAAGGAACTGTGTCTGCTGCAGCAATTCCTCCCCAGAAATCGATGTAATCAGATTCCGATGCTTCACTGATGTTACTCGACAGAATAACATCTTCATTTTGTTGTTCAGACATAGCGTCGTAAAGAAAACTCCAAGAAGTCATAGTTTAGTATATCAAGAGATAGTGGTTTCGTCAATGGGCATTTCAAAATCAACATCAACCTTGTCATACAGTTCAAGAAATGCTTGCTTAGTTTCATCATCAAAACGATTCACACAGACACTAATCGCCTTAGCCTTGTCACCAAAGATGTTGTATGCCTTGATAATGTGAACCAGACGACGAGTGCTGATGATCTCTTCGATACCACCATCATAGAAGGTTTTACGGATGATGTCTGCCCAGTCAGCAAGACGCTTACAAAACTCAGCATCATCAGAGAGTTTGCTCAGGATCTTGGTTTCAATAACAGAAGTAGGATATTCCTGCTCAAAAGTGATAGGGAAACGCTCTAGGAAGGCTTCGTTGAGCACGTTAGTTCCAATGAATCGTCCGTCGTCTGAACCCTTACCCTTAGTGTTGGCTGTGGCAATGACGTTGAATCCACTTGCAGGAGAAACCCATCGTCCGACTTTTTTAAGGAAAACTCCTTTCCCCTCAAGGATAGATTGGAGACAGAGAATTTTGTTAGAAGCGAGGTCGATCTCGTCAAGGAGCAGAACAGCTCCTCGTTCGAGTGCTTCAATGACTGGGCCATTGTGCCAGACGGTGTTGCCATCAACAAGGCGGAAACCGCCAATAAGATCATCTTCATCGGTTTCGATTGTAATGTTTACACGGATGAGTTCACGTCCGAGTTGGGCACACGCTTGCTCGACAGAAAACGTTTTACCATTGCCCGACAAACCCGTGATGAACGTAGGGTAGAATACGCCGGACTGAATAACTTTTTTAATATCTGCGAAATTACCAAAGCGGACGAAGGAATCATCTTTCTGAGGAATAAGGTTTTGTTCAACTGCAGGCATTGCTGCAGGTGCATTGTAAGTTACTTCCAGTTCTTGAACTGTTTCTTTAGTTACTTCAAGGTTCCACTTACCACGTCCGACTTTGAAATCAGTCAGTTTGTTAGTGATAGTTTGATAGTTGAAGTCATTCATCTGACAGAATGCCTTAATCTCGGCAGAAGTCACCGATTCGCCATAGGATTCACGGAGACAATCGATGATGCTTTCTTTAGAGAGTGCCATGTGCCTTTGTTGTTTACCTGATTATTATACACACAAAAAAGGGGGGCGCTGCCCCCCTGGTGTTCACTTTGCAAATCGTCCATACTTGAACTTCATTGCTTGCAACATCCACGCTTGAGCAAGACTTTGCGGCCCTTCAAGAAGAACCTTCCGAACCTTAGGATCGGTTTCCATCTGTAGTGCTATTTCTTTCCAGTTCATGCCACCAGAGAGATAAACTCTCCCAATACTTTTTTATTTAGTTTCTTAGTCTTCAAACTTTTAACGAATGCTGACTTGATCTTAGATTTAGTTGCACCCTCATCAACATCAAACTCAACATCTTGAGCGAGAGCAGCACAAGACATACCAAAGTATGCATCATATCCAGAGTTGCGAATTACAAAAGACTTTGATTTCTTCCACTCAGTCTGCAGTTTCTCGATTTCATTACGTTCATCACTGTACAATTTAATGAATCCGTTAGCATCGCGAGGTGCAAGCAAACGAATACCAATAAAGTTTACTGTAGGAAAATTATCCTTCAGATTATTCAACATCACATCAGAGAAACCATTGAAACCTCCATTCTCAAAACTGTACATGTTACCAGTCTTACGATCGCGAAGAATAGTCTTCCAATAATCATGACGTGCATGTCCCAAGAACTCAGTATCATTCTCCCAATAACGCTTGATCAGTTTGTGACGGCTGAGAGGACATGCTTCACCATCAGTCAAAACCACACACTGAACTTTCTGCAGTTTGTTTTCACGTTGAAACTTAGGAAGAATCTGATGAAGAGATACAAGTGCTTCATTCAAAGGAGTCCCCGAAAGAGTCATCTTCCTACCCCAAGTATAAGAACATCGATAAATCCTGCAGAAAGCAGCAGCATGACGCCAAATATTGATCATCTGATGTTCCAGATCTTTGGCGGATACTTTGCTGGTAAGAATGTTGAGAAGGTTGAAATCATTTGGAACACAGAGAAGATTTTCTTTCTTCTCGTAATGATCTACACTTTCATGATAAAAACCTTCCTCATTTCCATCACTCCACTCATTAGTGAAAGCATAAACGTCGAAAGGAATTCCAACTTTCTTACAGAACCATAGCAGATTAAACATCTGCTTACAGGTATCCAGCAGAGTATATTGCATAGAACCACTCCAATCAAGCATAAACACAAGTCCGTGGTTCTTACCGTCTGCAAGAGTTGTTACCTTACGGAAAAGATCTTCATTGTACTTGTAAGTATGAAGTTTAGTGCAGTCAAGAACACCAGTGCGAGATGTTGTGGCACGAGCATATGAGTCTGCAGCTTTCTTGCATTCAAACTCTTTCACCAGATAGTTGACTTCTTTCTGTGCCGAACGCTTGAACTGAATATATTCTTTATCACACTCTTCAAAGATCTGCATATCCATTTCAAGTCCAACACGTTCTTGACGATCAAAGATATGATCAACGTATTGATGAACCATATCGTTACTGACGATAATCGTGTCAAGATTTACTTTCGGAATCTCAACATAAACGTTCTCAATACCATCAGAGTTTTGAGCCAACTGATCAATTGCTTCAGACAATGCATCAGCAGTTTGAACTTCCGGTTCTTCAATACTATCGTCAGTATTTGTGCCCTCTTCAGAGGTTTCCTCCATCATACCGTCTGGTTTAGACTCAGAACTCTGATCCTCTTGCTCCTCTTGCGATTGCTGCTCAGATTGTGAGGCATCGATATTTTGAGTTTCATTCTCAACTTCTTTCTTACAATAGTTGTAGAGAACTTTTGCTGCTTCACCAACATCTTCAAAAGTCTCACAATCTGCAATCAGACGAACAATGTTCATCTCCTCTTCATTGAACTCAATATCAACGAAATTGCCAATCTTGAAATAAAGGTTTACTCGATCAGCAAGATTCATTGCACTGAGATCTTCATCAATGATTGAGAAGAAGTCATCATCATTCATCTCACCATATCCTTTGTAGAATGTCTTACTCATTCCAGGATATTTACGCTTCATTAATTTCTCAATGCGAGCATCCTCAACAATGTTGATGAATGAATGAGGAACACCTTTCGGCGGATCTTCATCAGGAGTGAAGAGAGCATGTCCGACTTCATGTCCTACAAGAAGATCGTAGACAGTATTGCTTGCACTCTCCCACATCGGAAGCGTCAACACACGCTTATGGACATCAAACTGAGCAGTGGCAACTTTACGGTGTTCAACCACCAAATCTTCAGTAGCAAGGAGTTTGGCGAGTTGAGATTTGATTTCTTGTTGAACTGGCATGTGAGATCCCTTTGATACCCATATAATACTAAACCCCCACCTTTCGGTGAGGGCCCTCAGTGGCAGTTTCCTAAGTGTCTACAGATGGTTATGAAAGAATGCTCCTACAAACTCGTTTACATGTCGCCTGATCTTCATCACATTCAATTAGACAATCGTAGTAATCGTTTATTAGATCAGATTCCTGAAGTGTGCGATCTAAGGTATGAGTCAAACGTTCAATACTTTGCTTCCAACCCGCTAACTGATTATGTGAAATTAGATTATGCATGATTTTTTATTGTATACATCAATAACAAAGAATTAATTTCACTTCATGCTTCTTTCTCCAATTCTGAAAATATTTAGTCAGCGTATGCTAACTTAATGAAGTTTTAGTTATATTCACACAATCCTAGAGAACCCTTTAACTTTCTCAAACTTAATTACGTTCTCGAATTTATCAAACAAAGACTCTTTGTGAGAGATAACAAAGATATTTGCATCCTTAATAACGAATCTAATGATCTTAAGAAACTCATCCGTTCCAAATCCATCAAGAGAACTATCAAATACCTCATCCATGATGAGTAAGTTAGTATTGACAGAGTTTTTCATCCTTGCTACCTCTCTCCAGGTAAACAAGAGTGCTAAGTCGATTCTCATCTTCTCTCCCTCGCTGAAAGAAGAATAAGAAAAGTCCTCATGAATCGGGGACTGGACGGTTTCGTTAAACTCTTCATCAAGAGTAAAGTTAATATAGAAGTCCATCATCTGTAGATAACGGTTCACTTGCTGATTAATCAGCGGCAGATACTTCTTGATGATCTTTGTCTTGACTCCACCGTCTTTAAGTAGACTATACGAAAAATCGTAGTAGTTGATCGTGTCCTTTCTTGACGCTAAATCGTCAAATGTAGTTTTTAAGTTGTCTTTGAAGGTTTCTAGCTTCTCATGTTCAGAATTTCGGTTTGCAAGTTGCTCGGTAAGCTCTTGAACTTCCGATTCCAGACTTCTGATTTGTCGCTGACATCCAGAAATCCGAACATTGTCTTGAGAAATGTCATTCTGTAGTTTAGAAATCTCCTTCGATAGGGCAAGAAATTGACGCTCTCGCTCCTGTTCTTCATTAATTGCCTCATCCAGTTCTTGCAAACCAGATTGCAACTCTTTCGCTACATTTTGAGCGTCGTTAATCTTATTTATGCGGAAATCCTCATCAATCGACTGCGTGCAGGTGGGACAAACCGTATTTTCGTTAAAAAACTTATGATCTTTCATGATCGTAGACGCTTTTTGAGTGATTTTACCCCTCAACCCACTCATTTTGCGGAGTTTTTCGGTAGCTCCAGTCACTTTTTCTTGCTCTACAAGTTGTTTTTGCACCTTTTCTTGGTTCAAAGACACTTCTTTATTGTAAAGACTGATCAGTTTTGTCTGTTCAGAGACTTTTTCCTTCTTTTTGGCAATATTTTCCTTACCTTGAGACTCCAACTCGTCGATAAAGCGACTTTGCATGTCAACTTTGTCACTCAGAGACTCTTTTTTGAGTGTCAGAGTCTTAACTTCGTCCTTAAGAGCACTGATTTTGCTCTTAATTACTGTATTCATGGACGAAAAAATCTTGATATC